ACGCAAAGGTGGGGGTTATTGATGAAACATAAAGATAAGAAGAAGGCTACCAAGACAATGGGAAAGCCTTCTTTGACAGCAAAGCAGAAGACTCTGCCTAAAGAACTTCAAGAAAAGATCCTGGCATCTAAACAGCGAGGTTCTTAATGCCAACCACTCCATCTACCGATATTGAAGTAGCCCAGAAGGCAATGGTTATGATCGGTTTGGAGCCATTGACCTCATTTACTGATTCTACTGATGAGGCTCTTGTTGCAAACACGATCTATGAAGACATTGTTTCTGATTGTTTGAGTCAGCACAACTGGAACTTTGCAACTGGTCAAAAAGTTTTATCACGACTTACTGATGTTCCTGTAGATCGTTGGGAAGCCGCTTATGCTTTGCCTACGAGTCCAGCAACTCTGCAAGTTATTACTGTTACCATAGAAGATGTTCCTCAGACTTATGACATCTATGAGCGCTATGTTTATATAAACGCTGAAGCAGAAGATACAGTTGTTCTGAACTATATCTTCCGACCAGAAACTCAGTACTGGCCTCCAACCTTTACTATGTGGGTTATTTTCCGTCTTGCTTCTGTATTGGCTTTGTCAGTAACACGCAAAGCTGATATTGCAAGTTCTTACACCACTCTTGCTGATGCCCAGTTCCGTAGAGCAAAGGCAAGAGACAGTCAGCAGGTAACAACACAAGGTCTTCGATTGAGCAGATTCAATCGTGCAAGACTTGGCAGTGGCATATTCCAAGAGATTGAGGGTACATAATGGCCCATAAGCCCAGCCATATTGATAAACAGGGAAGACTGCATATAAATCAAGATGACCCTTTTGAGGTTCGAGATAGAGTTTATAAACAGTTTGAGCGTCAACAGGTTCAAAAAAGGTTAAAAGACCCAAAGGTAAAGAAAGAGTTTTTGAAAGATCTTCGTACCCTTGGTGTTAAGCCTACTTACGAAAATACACCTACAGGCATTCCAACGAAAAACATTGACTATGGGAAGGCAATGCAGGAAGCCACAAAGAAGTTCAAAAGAACTATGGGCCGAGGTGGTGGTGGCGGCATGCCTAGTCCTACAGGCCTTATTGGCAAAGCGGTTGAAAAGTTCTTTAAGAAAGTTTGAACTGATGTTTGGTGAGCTTGATCCCAAAAAGGTCAAAGAGACCAAAAAAACCTTGAGAAGGTTTCATGCGAAAAGCCCAATGCAGGATTATGTAAAGGCCAATCCTGTTCTTTTGCAAAACCCAAAGGTTAAGAAAGCTCTTGCTAGGGAAAAGGCCTATTTAAGATTTATGGGCGACAAGGGAACTTTTAGAGAAAACCCCGAAAGAACAAAGAGAATGCTTAATCAGATGATTAAAAATGAGGTGTCTTTCTCAAACATTGTGAAAGAGACATTCCCAAAGCCAAAGCCTAAAAAGATGGGTCGAGGTGGAGGTGGGGGTATGGTGAACCCCACAGGGCTTTTGGGTAAAGCAGTTGAGAAGTTCTTTAAGAAAGTTTGAAATGAATGGCACTTCTTCGACAATTCTATACCAACTTTACGTCAGGGGAACTAACGCCACTCTTTACATCAAGAGTTGATGCTAACTCCTACAAGAATGGTGTAAAGGATCTTGAGAACTATCGCATCCTTTCACAGGGAGGCATTCGTCGTAGGGGTGGTTTACGTTATCTACAAACTCTAACTAACACAACATATCAAGCCGAACCCTACGTCTTTGATGAGGATGAGGCTTATATACTTCTCTTTTCTAACACGAAACTTGAAGTAGTTGACGCCTCTAGCCCAACTACAATTGTACAAACCATTACTGGTTGTCCGTGGACTACCGTCATGATTGGGCAATTAAAGGTATCTCAATCTGGTGATACTATGATTGTTGTCCACCCCGACATGGCAATTCAGAAATTAACAAGAACTTCTGCAAATACCTTTAGTAGAGACGCATATACATTTGATGTTTCAAGTGGAAAGACTCTTCAGCCTTACTTCAGGTTTTCTGCTCCGTCTATTACACTTACCCCTTCCAATACAGGCACGGGATCTCAAACATTCACCGCAAGTTCCTCTGTATTCACTGTTGACGATGTTGGTGATAAATTAGAATTTACAGACTCTGCCGGTACTGTTGTTAATATAAACATATCTGGCTTTACATCTGGTACACAGATCACAGGAACATTCAGTTCTTCTGTTGCCAATACCAACGCCAGAACTACATGGAAAGAACAAGTCTTTTGCTCTCAAAGAGGATTTGCAAGAAGCGTTGCTTTTCACGATCAAAGGCTAATATTTGGCGGCTCAAAAGATCTGCCAAACCACCTGTTTATGTCAAAAGTTGGGGAGTTCTTTAACTTCGATGTGGGGACAGGTCTTGATGACGAATCTATCCAAATCCAGATCGCAGAGAATCAGATATCTGAGATCAAGGCGATTGAATCTTTTCGTCATTTATCGATTTTTACGTCGGAAGCTGAGTTATTTGTACCGACGACTGAAAACAGGCCCCTGACTCCTAGCACTATTGCTATCAAGCGTCAGACATCATATGGCAGCGGAGATGTATCTCCTGTTGAGTTCGATGGTGCGCTTGTATTCCTTACAAAGTCAAAAGGCGCTGTAAGGGAGTTTGTTTTCTCTGATTTAAGCCAAGCATATAATTCTGATGCTTTGACCCTTTTGTCTCAGCATTTAATTGGTTCACCCATAGATATGGTTGCCCAAAGAGAGGCTTCAGATCAGGTAGAGGCTTATCTCTATACAGTAAACTCTGCCGGCAAAATGCCTGTTATGGTTAGTATTCGTAAAGAACAGCTACAAGGATGGGCTGAGTATAGTACGCAAGGCAGTTTTAAAAATGTAGTAAACGTAAATAGACAGATTTATGTTGTGGTTGAGCGTACGATCAACAGTGTAACAAAAACTTTTTTAGAGCTATTGGATAATGACTATCATATTGATGCGGCATCGAAGCAGACAAACGGATCTCCTATAACAACATGGACTGTTGCGCATCTGCCTAATACAGAGGTTGTTGTGAAGTCTGGTAACAACTCCCTTGGCACATATACAACAAACGGATCTGGACAGCTTACACTTACCACTGCTGTGAGTTCTGTTGAGATCGGGATTAACTATACACCCACAATGACCACTCTTCCTCCAGAGTTTACATTACAAGATGGAATCTCTGTTGGTCAGAAGCGTAGGATTGTTCGTGCTGTTCTTGATCTAAATGAAACGCTCAGTGTAAAAACAAAAGGCACAAATATACTGATACGTCGAGTTACGGATGATTTCTCTATTGAGCAAACTCCTATTAGCCAACGTAAAGAAATCTATCTTTTGGGATGGTCATCCGAAGGTACGGTTACAGTTACTCAAGATCAGCCCTTGCCTCTAACTCTTAATGGTTTGTTACTGGAGGTGGAATTGTAATGGGAGCTACAGTCGCATTACAGGCAGCTGGCCTTTTTGTTGGTCTTCAGGCGGCTAGAGCGCAAGCTCAAGTATATGAGGCTCAAGCTCAGGCTTACGAAGAGCAGAAGGAGATGGCAAAGATTGAGTCATCTCAGATGGAAGCGGAACGCCGTGATCTTTTGCGTCGTCAACTTGCGTCTCTTGGGACAAGTATGTCATCCCAAGGAGTTGCTCTAGGCACAAGCCCAAGTGTATTGGCTTTAGCGGAAGACGAAAAGAAACTTGCTAAGAATGATATTGCAAACATTAAGCTGATGGGTCTTACCAATAGACGTAAGTATGCTCTTAGTGCATCTGGAGCTAGAGCTGGGGCAAGGGCTACTACGATTGGTGGTTTTGCTAAAACAGCTACTGGCGCTGCTACAATTATCGGAACCTAAAGGTGGGTTATGGCTTTCAAGAAAACAGATAGAGCGCAAGTTAGAGTCAGCCCTACAGGCGTTCCTGATTTTAGTGGATACACAAGAGCAGCCGCAGAATATGATTCTATGGCGCAGGCTGCATATGGTCTTGGAGCCGATCTTAGAAAACAAAAACTAAATGAGCTGATACTGGAAGCAGAAGCTGCCGGTAGGTCTGCTGGCGCTACTTATAAAAAAGACGCAGATGGAAATAACTCTCTAGTTCCCCTGACAAACCTGGATATGAACCAAGCTATCGAAGATCAGGTTTTTGGTCAGGGAGAAAAGAAAGCCTTGCGTGCAGCTTATCGTCAGGCTGCTCTTCAAACATATGCCTCAGCAGTAAGTTTAGATGCTGGCAGGTCTGCCGCTATTGCTCTTCAAAATAACCCTGATGATCCAGATAAAATTAGGGGCGCTTTGGATGGATACTTAGAAGGCCTTAATGTAGATGATGAGGTAAAAGAATATGTAATGCCTCAAATTATTGCTCAGTTTACAGAGCGTGAAACACAGGCCAATGCTCAATTAATTCTTAATACAAGGCAGCATACTAAAGATATTCACTTAGAAAATATTAATGATACAGCAGCAAAGTTAGCCACTGTTGTTGCTAAGGGCGCTCCTAATCAGGTCTTGGCTGAAGGCCATAGAGAGATGATAGGCGATCTCAATAAAAGCCTTGAAGGCTCTTATGATGCTCTAAAAACAGTTGGATATGAGGATTACCAGATTGATGCTCTTAAAGAGGGCGTAAATCAGGTTGTAGCTCAAAAAGCCGCAACTTCTCATATTGAGAGGGTTTACATCGAGAAGGGAAGTCTTGCTGAAGCACAGCAGGAAATCATGACAACCTTTAAGGAATTTGATGGCGACCCTGCCATCGATGCAGGGGCAATTCGTGATGCAATGGCTAATCACCTCGCCAATCTTCATGCCATCGAAACAAACAGAATCCAAGAAAGAAACAAAGAGCAGAACGAAAATGCAAATAGCATCTCCCTGGCTATTGCTATGGGTGGTGATGTAAAGGTTTCAGATATTGCTGGCGCTGACCTTGGAGATGGACAAAAAGCCGCCCTTCTAAACACGCTAAGTGGCGTAATGCAGAATCGAGTAAATCTGAAAAAAGCTCATACTGCTAGTATAAGGAGCATGAACAAAGCCACTTTTGAAGGACATATGATTCCTATCAATGTTCCTGACTCGTATAGCGCAGAAGCGATACAAGCTGCATCTGCGTCTATCAATGAGATGTGGGCAGATGGCAGGCTCATTCCATCAGAGTATGAGTCTTATCTAAAAGCGTATAACTCTAATGCTGATAAGATTGTTAGGGCCAAAGGTGATATTGCTTTTTCCCAGCTAGAAACAGCTATGTCACCTTCTGGGGGGTATACCCTCTCTCCTAATTTTTTTAAGGACAAGACCCCAGAACTTAAAAAGGCTGGCTTTGTTGGAACTGGCCCCGGTGCCTCAATGACTGAAACTCAGTGGGCTAAGCGAATTACAAAGTATGAAGAGGACAGGAAAAAGTTTCAGGAAGATGGTCTCTATCTTTTAAGGGCAAGAGCTGCTGCTGCTGAAGGTGTTGCAAGTATCCCACAGCAAACTGCCATAAAGAAAAACATATCGAGCAGATTTAATGTAGATCCTGCTACTGGGTCAATATTCAATCATTCTGATGCCGAGCTGAGAGAACAAAACTTTGATCTCGCTGTAAAAACATTCTTAGCTTATAACGTGCTTCCTGATGAAATTGTCAATTCTTTGGGCGCTCTTAGCACCGTTGCTGATAGAGGCGAAGAAGCATTCCAGACCAACATAATGATATATGACAAACTGTTTACCAGTTTGGTTAATGGCACTGCTGGTAGTGGAACAACTGCCTTGGGCCTTGGTGAAATAGGGGCCATTAAAAGAATGAATAATGCTGGTGTTGATACTCTTGAGTATGAGATTGCCAGAATGATGGGATACAAGGCTTATCGAGACGCCTCTGCTGTTGCATTGCAGGGATCAATGAATCCTGGACGTATGCTTGTTGCATTAGAGCAGCAGTATCCTGACCTTGAACAGTCAATAGTAAGAGTCTTTGACAGGGCAGTTGAGGGGTCAGGTTTTGCAGAGTCACTTATGAATCAGTTCTCTTGGACACAAAGCGACGATGTAAGACTCAGCACTCATATTGATAGTCTGATTCGCAGCGCACCCAGAGGGGCCAGAAACATTGGTGATGCCTACATCGGTGATGAACGACTGATGGAGATGTTAAAGCTAAATGTTGTAAAGATATTTGCTTCTAAAAAGATGACCTTAGATGCTTCTGACGAAGCTCTCGCTATTGCCGTAAGGCAGTCTGTCGTTGACTTGATGGAAGATGGCAAAGGCAGGGCGCTTATTGGAATCACTGTTGACTCAAGAGGCAATGCATCTTGGACTGCATATCCTTGGCTGGCAAATGCAGCCCAAAGTATTGGAGATAGGCCAATTCCGAAAGGTGGTGTTGAAGGCGCTGTTTATAGAGATATACGAGATAAGGCACTTCACCCAAACATTGCGCTTAACGCTGAGATCCGCAGTGTTATTGAAGATGATGACAACCCAATTTTTTTGGTTCCAAACACGTTTGCAGGAGAAACTCAAACCTATACCGTGTTGGTAAGGAACGAAGATAACGGAATGGTTAGCACTATCTTAGACAACTATTACTATGATTATAAGTTTACAAGAGACAATGCTGCTTATGTTCTTGCTACAGAAAATGTTAACAATGGCGCAATCAAGTCATTCCTCAGTAATATCAATGTCTTGAAGCCTGAAATAATTAGGGGCGCAATCACAGGCCTAAACATGACATACGATAGGTATAATGATCCCTTGGCCATGGATGCTGCTATTGCTTTTTTTGCTGAAAACAATCCATTTTATCGTTTTGAGTATGACTACAACGAAGATCATCATATAGACGTAAAAATTATGTCGATGTTTCTAAATGGTGAGCTTGAAACTGATGAGGATATCAGAACAGCCAAGCGTGAAATGGAGTCTGGGGCTACTGTTGCTGAAATTTTGGAGATGCTAAATGAGTAACATTGATTGGGATTTTATATCAGAACGTGAAGGACTCCGACTGACAGGTTACGTTCCTGATCCTGATGGATCAAAGTCTGGTGTTACAATCGCAACTGGGTTTGATCTGGGTGCCAGAAATGAAGGCGATCTTGAGGGATTGCCTAAAGCTATAATAGAAAAGCTGAAGCCTTACCTCGGTATAAAAGGGGCAGAGGCTCAAAGTGTTGCAAAAAACCTGAAGGTTACTAATAAGCAAGCCACAACGATTGATGAGTTCTCAAAACAAAAAGCTACAGATGCTCTGAAGTCCAAATGGTTAGCAGCTACTGGTGAGTCTTTTGATTCTCTTCCAAAGAACAAAGCCACCGTCGTTGCGTCTGTTGCCTTCCAGTATGGTGATCTAAAAAGCGAAACTCCAAACTTTTGGCGTCAGGTAACAAATAACGACTGGAATGCGGCTCTGAATAATCTTAGGGACTTCGGGGATAAATATCCTACAAGGCGAGGCTTGGAAGCAGATTATTTGGAATCAGGTATGAGCGAGGAAGAACTCGCAGCAAAAAAAAAATTTGAAGACGAGTTAGCAAGGGACGTTCAGTACGGCGTACAAGAAGCCCGGATCTTTGAAGGTAGAGATCGGGGTGATTTCGAGGATTTAGGTACAGAACCCACTGCACAACCTGTAGAATCGCCAACTCCAGAGAGGCCTGTAATTGATGTTGAGGAGCGGGACTTCCCATTCTCTACACAGCCTACCGAAGCTGACAGGGCAGTACTAGAAGCCCCTGTAAAACCTATCGAGAAGTTTGATATTGTAGATGACAATATGCAGATTCAACGCCTACAGCGTAAAATAAAAGACGCTGAAGAGTTTGATATCAAACCCCCTCCTGACTACAAGCCAGAAGAAAGCCCAGAACAAAGGGCAGAGCGTCTTTTGACGCAAGACCTAGAGGATGCTGGTCCTATTACGCAGACGTTGCGTCGTGATCAGTTTGGTCCTGCTGGCGCTGCCATGTTTGCTGGTAATCGTAGCGAGATATGGAGATCTGCATTTGAGCAGGTAAATCCCATGAACGCTTTTGCAGAATTCGTTTCGGATATGATGTTCGATATCGATGATGTTCCTGGGTATGATTTTGCTTCTGACCCACAGTTAAAGGGCAGAGAAGACTCCATGTGGAGATTCTATGATTCTGGGAGTCCTGCTGAAACTGCAAGACGACTAAAGCGCCTAGATGAGGATTTATATATGCAGTCTGTTTTGGCTGCTGGCCCCACCACAGGTGTTCAGATAGCTGCCTCTTTGTTTACCCCTACAACTGCGCTGCCTATTGCGCCGTTGAGGTATATGAGATCTCCAAGTGCTATTAAAAGATTTGCTGCTGGGGGTGCGTTTACCTCAGTTCCAGTGACAGCAGAGCAGTTAATTCTTTCAGAACAGAATGAAACAAGAACTCTAAACGATGTGGCATTAGCTGCTGGCCTAACATTTACTATTGGAGCAACAACCAATGCTGCATTTGGAAAGTTTATGGCAAAGGGCGTTGATGCAAGGACCATTGCCAGAGAGAAAAAGCTAGAAGCAAGATATGGTGATGGAGGGTTTTATGCTGGAGGGACAGGAACAGCAGGGGCGATGCTCAATCCATCACGCTTTGATGATGTTTATGGGGACGGTGCTGCAAGAGTAAGAGCAGAGGCTTTGAACCGTGATGCTGCCAAAGAAACAGGCACCGGCCTTGAGAGATTAGGGTGGAACCCTGTCTTACGTATGCTGAAAAGCAACAACCCTCTAGTTAGGGGAGTTGTTGCTCAAATGGTAGATATGGGCGGCATCATGCAAAAGCGTGTGGATGAAGAGCTTGCCCAAGATACTAGTGTAGAATCGACATTTAGGGCGACATACCTCTTTCCTTTGGTAAAGGCAATTAGAGAAGCTGATGCTCAGTATCTTGCTTATCGAGGTGTTGTTGCTAAGGACAGCGATATATCTAGGTCCATGCAAATTATGGGGCTTCAGATTAAGGACAGATTTAACAGACAATCTGACATCATTACAGAGTTTGAGTTTCGCCAGCGTGTAGGAAGGGCTATGCGTCGAAATGATATTGACCCTATGAATGATGCAGCAAGTCCGTTTGTAAACAATGCAGCAAAAACCTCTAGGGAACTTCTGGATCTTTTGGCAGATCAAGCCACAAGGCTAAGAATGTTTGAGGAACAGGCTCAAAGAGCTTTGGCTTCTGCAAAGGCAATGGATGAGCCTGATCCAAACCTAATTGCTAAACTAGAGCGCAGAATCGCAGATATTAGGAAAAATGGGATTACCGTAAATACCGCAGAAAGCTATCTGCCCAGGATGTATCGTATTGACAAGATTGAAGCTCGATCTGATGAGTTCAAAGCAATCTTGCGTCGTTATGCAAATCAAGAGCTTGGCTTGAGGGGGCGTGATGCAGAAGCATATGTCGATGACATATATGACTCGATAACGAAGTCCAAGCCCTACATCGAGCTAGATGATGCTGTAAGCAATCTAGAAGACGTTATAGCTCCCTCTGGCTCAAAGGCCCGAGAGCTTGAGATCAGAGATGAGCTTATTGAAGAGTTTTTGGAAAGTGATATTGAGGTCATCCTCAGACACCATACCAAAACGATGGGAATGGATATCGAGCTGACCAGAGCTTTTGGCAGCATAGATATGAAGGCTGCTATCGATCAGATTACGGAAGAGTTCCAAAAAATGATCGCCAAGCAAAAAGATCCTGTAAAGAAAGAGGCTCTTCGTAAAGAGATGATGCAAGCCCTGACAGATGTTCGTGGGCTGCGTGACAGACTTCGTGGAACCTATGGGGCATCTAAAGACCCCCACGCAATAAGCAGTCGATTTGTAAGAGCAATGAAATCTTTCAATGTTCTTGTTGGCATGGGTGGAGCTACTGTTTCTAGCATTCCTGATCTTGCCAGAGTTGTTATGGTTGAGGGATTCAAGAATTCTTATGGCAAAGGTCTAAAGGCTGCATTTAGAGAAAACGCAAGGCTTTTGAAGGTTCTGAGAGAAAGAGAACTTAGACAAGCTGGCGTTGCTGCTGACGCTGTTCTTGGCCTAAGAGCGCATGCCTTTGCAGACATGGGTGATGTTTTTGGAAATAGATTTGCTGCCGAAAGGTTTCTAAGCCAAAGCACAAGCGTTATGTTTATGCTGAATGGTTTGAATATCTGGAACCAAGCCCTTAAGGAATTTGCTGGTACTGTTACTGCTTTACGCATGTCAGAAGCCATTATGAGTCCTTGGAACAGCTTAAATAAGGCTGACAAAGAAAAGCTGCTTAAGAATGGAATAGACCAGCAAATGCACCGTCGCATGTTTATGCAGATTGATAGGCATGGAGATCAGGTAGATGGAGAGTGGTTGCCGAATACAGATCTTTGGACTGATGCTCCGGCAAGGCTAAAGTTTAGAGCGGCTCTAAATCAAAATGTAGAACGTATCATTATTACGCCGGGTGCCGGTGATAGAGCGCTATGGACATCTACAGAGCTAGGGTCTTTGATGACTCAGTTTAAATCTTTTGGGCAGGCGGCAACTGTAAGACTTTTGACTTCTGGCCTTCAAGAAAGGGATGGGGCGTTTTGGCAAGGGGCGTTCCTTATTGTCGGACTTGCCGCAATGGTCAATGAAATTAAGAGAAAACAATACGGCATTGATAGGAAAGAAACCTTTGATGAAAAACTTATCAATGCTGTAGACCGCTCTGGGATGCTTGGATACTTCATGGACATTAATAACGCTGTAGAAAAACTCTCAAATTACGGCGTTGGATTGCGCCCTGCCCTTACTCAAGGCAACAGAAACTATGCACCTACACAGGCAAAGATAGGTGCGGTGTTTGGGCCTACAGCTAGTAATGTTATGAATATTGGTGAAATCGTAAAGGATGTTGCTTACGGTAATGCAGATCAAGGAACCCTAGATACACTACGATTTGTCACGCCATTTAGTAATCATCCGGCATTAGATCCTGTTTTTGACAGAATCTACAACCAAGCAAAGTGAATTAACACAGGCAAGACAGAGAGGTATAAGTAAGTATGGCTACGATTTCTATTGCCGATAGTGATGCTCGAGTACAGTACACCCAAGCGGTGACTGCAAACTCGACACAACTTACTATTGATTTTCCTTTCTTCAGCCTTGATGACATTAACGTTATTGTAACCAGCGCTGCTGGCTCTGACACGGTTCTTACTAGAGGCACAGGTACAGGCACTTTTGCTGTAACTGGCACTGCTGTAGATGACGGCTTTTCTGGAGGCAATATTACGCTCGGTGATACCTATAGCGATTCCTCTACAAAATTCACTATCTTTCGCGATATTGCTGTTGTCAGAACAAGTGACTTTCCAACATCTGGGCCATTCAATATTGCTGCTCTGAATACAGAGTTGGACAAAATCTTTGCCATCGAGCA